AGGAGGACTTCTAATGAGGGTTTGCGGATGGGGTTTGCGGATGGGTTTGCGGATGGGGATTGCGGATATAATGTAGAATTTTTTATTGTTATTTATTGTTATTTATTGTTATTAATTGTTATTTATTGTTATTAATTGTTATTAATTGTTATTCATCATCGCTATCAATAATATTACTATTTTCTAAATGGATCTGGAGGTGGTCGAGGTGATTGCGGATGTAATCGCACGCCTCTTCGGGTGTATCCAATACTGTCGTATATAAAACTTCGCTGTTAGGCATCGGAACCGAAACTGTTATTTTAGTTTTATCTATACTAACACGAAACTCTTCGAATGCGTTTGACGTGGATCTATAGACGATGGTGTTGTCGCTATTATTTGCCATATCCCATCCTTCGCCAAAAATGGTTTGTAGATTACTACTAATAAAGGTTGCGGAATTCGCCGACATGTCTGTTACGATGTATGTTTTAATACCTTTAAATATTTTGACTATGCTATTTTGTATTGAATATAGTATTAAATATAATTGCTGGAATATATATATTTCAATATATATGGGTAAACTAGAATCAGAACTTAAACCAGAAATTGATATTCTTACGAAATATTTTGATACGCAGACGAGCGATGGGAAGACAACGTCGCACTATTACGAGACCTCAGCTAATAATTTTATCAAAAACTCTATAAAAAAAATACGCTGCTCTACTGCGCTATACAATTCCATATGGACTGATGGTCTCTGTGTGGCGCACGTCATTGAGATGAACGAGATGTATTCGTCGCGACTGTGCGGTGTGGAGGGCGATGCGGGGTCTGACGCGGTTTTCCAGACCAACCACATTGACGGACCGTTCGGTTTTGTTCCGTACTTTACGCTCATACGATGTATCGTAACCATATACAACGAGACCGCGATTAAGACGAACCTAAACGGAGTTGTCGAGGTGTGCGGTGCGGGCGATTTCTTAGCGCACGACTATAATCGCGACCTACATTACATATTTGGGAAGCAGGGTGCCGACGAGAAAAGATACGTCTTGAAAATACACTACGTTCTCTATCCCGTGTGGATGCCGATGTTTTGCGTGGATGTCTATAAGTATTGTAATGTTGGATGGAATTCGATGGCGAGGAGTCTATTTAGGTTCGCACTTAACCCGAAGACGCCGGTGGAGGTATTCATTAATTGGGGGATTAATACGGCGACGTTTCTCGCTGCGTGGATTGCGTGGATTTTATTCGCCATATCGTCCGTCTCCTTTCTCGAGCTCGGTCAGTCGTGCGCTAATTACATTGAACATATTGAACAACGATACGGATGATATTAAATCATCCTTCGTTTTTTTGAAGCTAATTTCATTTCTTCGGTTTCCGTCGTCGTATTTGATTAAGTAATAATGTTATTTAATCAAATCATTTTTAGTCGCTCTATATTGGGTTCGAACCAATGGCCTTCCGATTAACAGTCGGACGCTCTACCAACTGAGCTAATAGAGCAACAACCAAAAAAAACCGTTTCGTATATTTATACCTACTATTCCTGTTATGTATGATACATCGGAATTAGTCAAACCTATTTTAATATACAATCGGTTTATTTTTATCTGGATGTGTGGTTGGTGTGTGCTGTATGATACCTTTATACCGGGTTTATGTGTGCAATACGATAGCTAATCGTTGCAATATTGCACCATTTTATATTTTTATATTTTCACATTATCTTTGATAACATGGCGTCATATTATATCAGTAAGAGATACCAAAATTGAATTTTGCAGGTATCTTTAATGTTCGGAAACACTAATTGCTCGTATTATCTCATTATACTGATTTGCTACTGCTGCGTCTTCGTCATTGCGTGCGCAGTCGTGTAGCGGTGTGTAAACTCGCCGAGCGTTATATTACAAGCTATACACAATATGACTATACCTTCTCGTCGCCGTTCGCCTCGTAGTCGCCTCGTAGTCGCCTCGTAGTCGCCTCGTCTTATCACCTGCTTGCGGACAACATTAAATATCAATCATTGAATAATTTATATTTGGATTTGCTGTTAGTTGTCCTCGTCCTCCTCCACATACTAATAATATGTATATACTTTAAATAGTTTATAGTTTTATTATAATATTAGTATAATGGGTCTCACTCTCAGCGGTGTGCGCCGGATATTCCAGAAAAGGGGGGAGGGGCGTGTCTACGAGAAGATAGCGACGGACGAGGTGGCTGAGACCGACGTCGTCGTCGTGACGGTCTCGGAGGATGAGGTGTGGGTGGATGATGTGGGGCGCTCCTCGCTACAGTCGCCCGTCCCGAGCAAGGGATTGAAGCGATGCGCGAAGAGCGCGGAGAGCGCGTAGCCGGAGACGGCGCCTATGGCGGTGCCGGCGAGGAGTTGAGTGGCGGAGTGCATTCGGAAGGAGTAGCGCTGGTATATGGTCAGGAGCGTTTGGAGGGTGGCGAGGACGGTTACCGCATCATTTCGGAACGTGAGGGCTATAAAAACGAGATTATTGGTGGCGATTTGTGCGTGTCCCGACGGCATTCCGTATCCGCGGCTGTTCGCCACGTCCTGCTGATTTATTTTAATCATCTTTTTAGGACGAGACTGCTTTATCAGGCGTTTAAGGAGGCCGTTAAGCCAATAGTTAATTAGATTCCAGAAGATTACGAGGAGAATTTTGTTTCCCAACGTGCTTATAAAGAACAGCGAGGTAGCGGTAGCGGTAGCGGTATATATTATCAATAAGATAGCGGTAACCATTAATATATATGGTCCGTGATATCCAACGCGAAAAATTGTGTTCGCTATTTTAGTGACATTCATTTGGTATATATTTTAATTAATATTAAAATTTAATATTTTAATATGGATATTAATATTAAAAAATGGATAATTTTAATATATTAATCTTATATATATGAATAATATTAATGGACTCCCTGACGTTCTATTTTCACCGCTTAGCAAGGACTACTGTCTTTACTTTTACCTTATGACCATTTTTTCCTTTATTATTTTGATAATCACCGTCATTATGGTAATATCTAGATATATCATGACCAAGGGTAAGAGCGGTTTGTGGGATGCATTTAGTGTGGTTCCTATTCTACTTAGTTATTTCCACAGCAGACTGTTATACTCTATATGTATTAACTAGACAAGGAATTACGACAATGTTCTATTATAATTATAATAGAACATTCATTATTGGTAAGGGTGCTATGCTATGCTATGCTATGCTATGCTGTGCTATGCTATGCTATGCTATGCTATGCTATGCTGTGCTATGCTATGCTATGCTATGCTGTGCTATGCTATGCTATGCTGTGCTATGCTATTCTACGGTGACGACCTTGGCCAAGTTTCTTGGGTTGTCGGGGTTGATGTTTTTGTTGACCGAGAGATAATATGATAACAGTTGGAGTGGGATTAGGGTGAGGAGGGCGCCGTAGTGCTTGTTTTTAGGAACGATTATTCGATTGCTTTCTGTGGTGGGCGTGGTGGGAGTGATGAGTATCACGGGGGAGTGGCGGGCCTTGATCTCCTCGTGACAGCTCGTAATTTTGGGGTCGTGCTCGCCACCCTCGCCCTCGCTATTGATGATGATGACGGGGAAGTCGGCGTCGAGGAGGGCGAAGGGGCCGTGCTTGAGGGAGCTGGCGGAGTAGCTCTCGGTGTGGACGTAGCTGATCTCTTTGATTTTGAGGGCGCTCTCGTCGGCGACGTACTTGTCGCACCCCTTTCCGAGTATGAACATGCTTCGCGCGTCCTTTAGTGTGGTTTTGGCTATGAGCTCCACTTGGTCGGTGGTGTGTGCCAGCGTCTTGGTGTAGTCGTTAGAGAGGTTGCGGAGGCTTTTGATTACGCTGGCGCGGAGGGTCTTGCTTGTGCCTTGCTTTTGCGCGAACCATATGGCGACGAGCGAGAGGCACACCACTTGCGAGGTGAACGACTTGGTGGACGCTACGCCCACTTCTACGCCCGAGTTACAATAGACGCCACAATCCACCTCGCGTGCGATGAGCGAGTCTACCACATTAACGATGCCGATGGTTATTGGCGACGTGGGGCGCAGGATGGCGAGGCAGCGGTGGAGGTCCTTCGTCTCACCCGATTGCGAGACGAGGATTACGGCCACTTGGTCGGTGGTTTTGGGGAGGTCGGATGGTCGGAGCTCGGCGGCGTCGATTGCTTGTACGGTGACGAAATTACACAGCTGCTTGGCGTATTCGGCGCCGTAGAGGGCGGCGTTGTAGGACGAACCACACCCCAGGATGATGAGATGCTTGGCGGTTTGGAGCTCCTCGCTCAGCGGTTCGAGTCCACCCAGTTTGACATCGGAATCGCTCAGGATGCGTCCGCCCATGTTGATGTTGTTCATTATTGTGCTCGGTTGTTCGTGAATCTCCTTGAGGGTCCAGTGGGGGAATGGCGCGGGCGTGCGGTTTGGTGGCGGTGTCGCGGTGACCTGATTTACGGGGTAGGTCACGGTGGTACTCACGATTATTTTATCGTTGTCTCTATAGAGCGTACAAATGTCGTCGGTTTCGAGCGTTATATACGTGTTCACGCTGCCGTCGAAGCCGCTCTGCTCGGAGGTCACGATGGCGAAGGCGTCGGTCGTGCCGACTAGGAGGGGCGAGCCGTTTCGCACACAGTAGAGGTGGTCGGGGTCCTCGGTGTTGACAATGACGAGTCCGTAGGTGCCGCGGAGCTCGGCGATGGTTCGGCGGATGCTCTCCAGCGTGTCCTTTGCTTCTTCGTAGTGGTGGGACAGCAGGTGGGCGATGACCTCGGTGTCGGTCTCTGACAAGTAGGTGTGAGGCGGGAGCTTCGCTTTCAGCGCCGCGCAGTTCTCTATGATGCCATTGTGGACGATCATAAAGCGACGGTCGTAGGAGAGGTGCGGGTGGGCGTTCTCGTTCGTCTTGGCGCCGTGCGTCGCCCAGCGATTGTGTCCGATGCCCGAGGTTAAGGTCCACGACGGTTCGATGCGGTCTCGTAGCCCGGCGGAGAGGAGCGATAAGGAGTTGGAGGTGGTGGTGGAGGCGTGTTTTTCTACGATGGTTTCGGACGCGTTGATGAGCCCCACGCCGCACGAGTCGTAGCCGCGGTTCTGGAGCCGGCGGAGACCATTCTCTATGTGGCCGATAATTTGTTCGCTCGAAGTGTTCTTCGTAAGAACCCCGATTATTCCACACATTTATAATATAAAATAGTGTAATAGTTAAATAGAATTAGGATTTAATTAATATAAAAATAGGCGGCGGTTATACTATAATGACTGAATGACCGAGTGGTTAAGGTGGTTGCCTGCTAAGCAATTGTGTTTTACACGCGTGAGTTCGAATCTCACTTCAGTCGTCGTTCGACTACCTCTTCAAGAGGTCCACGAAATATACCTGATAAACGGTCTTGTTTATTGAAGATAAAAATAGGATATATAATGCGAATATTAGAATGCTTATCGCGATGTCCTTTTGGGAGACGAGGGGTCTCTTGTCGATTACGAAGTGTTTGTAGGTGTTGAGAGTGGCGATGGCTAACTCAAATAAGACTATAGAAACTTTATATAAAAATGGTATTTTATTTCTAACGTAGAAAAGGTTGAATGGAATTGCGAAGGAAACCGCAATTATGGAGAGATACAATGGTGAAAACGATGAAATATTACCGATGTAGAGAGCGGTTGAGAACCATATCCATATACAAAATACCTTTAGAAAGGGGTGCTTAGAATACATATATAATATAAATATAAAACTCTGAGTGGTATTGTGATGATGGAGTAAATATATGTGTGTTAGTGAGACTGTCGCTTCTACCGACCAACGGATATATTGTGATATTGCCAAACAGAAAACCTATTATCAACTATATAATCATAATAGGTTTTCTTATATAACTGGAAATGAGTAACAAAATGATAAATGAGTTATATTTTAAATAAAAAATAGCGCGCGTCTATTTTTCTGATTTTCTGATTTTCTCATTTTTCTGATTTTCTGATTTTTCATATTAGGTTTTACTTTTTATTTTGCCATTGCGTAGAAGTCGGTTTTCGCATCGTTGTAACCAGCGCCACCTGGTGTAAATCGCTTATTAATCCATGCGCGAGTGGGCATGATGAGTTTTTGTTTGAGTTTATTTACGGCGAAGACCTCCTGGACCACACGACGCTGGACGATGGCGCAGAGTTGTGCGTGAACGAATGTATAGTATCCGCGAATGGAGCCGAATCCATCTTTTTCAGCAACATCAACCTCTTCAAGGATGATGGCTTCTGTCTTTTCGCGCCACTCTGGAACGCGACGGATTTCTTCGAAGGTCACATTGACATTCGTGTAACTTTTGAGCCTTTCGTTGTCTCCGTATGTGTTGCGTTCCTTGTTAAGATTTGCGGGAAACCAGCTCGTCTTCGCGGCAGCGATGACATCTTGTTTCGAAGGCGATTGCGTTTGGTAATCTGGTTCGTAAGCCATATTGATTGTTGTACATTCATATTAACGTGTAATTTAATTTCAATTTTATTCTCAATGTTGTTTAAATATTCTCGTGGTTGTTTGTTATACGTAACTACTATACAACCAGTAACTTCCTTCATTATATAGAGTATAAAATATAGTTATGGAGAGATTTTAAGATAAACTATGATATTTGAAATATATAGCAAACGACATAAAATAAATCATAATAAAAATGATAACAAGTCTCGAATCTCTCGGTGAGTTCATATCTTTTTCATCTGAATCCTTTATTGTTGTTATAAGAATAAATTGTTCGTATGTTATTAGCAAATGGAATGACATATGATATGTGAGCCATTTATCTATGCCTCTTTTGTATAGCAAATGAGATTTATAATACGAATATGTTATGAGCCCCCCTATTACTATTCGCACCGCTATGCTATTAATTTCCTTAACATATATCGCACCATTATAGCAAATTATAGCCATCGAGCATTTAGCGACGATTAGGTCACAATCTCTTCTTATTGAATAATTTGCGTGCCGCCAAAAATTAGCAGACACAATAGACGTAACGCTCAATACGGCTGTAATAAATGGCATATTGTTAACATATGCGTAAGACGCGGGACCTAAAAACATAAGAGATGTTCCTACTAAATATTTACTTTGATTCCAAGGGGCAATCAATCTTTCCTCCATTATGCGTATTTATAGCTTAAACTTTAGTTCTAAATAAGTTTTTAATTTGACTTCTAAAAAAGTAATCAAATTAAATGATGTTAAAGGTCCTACCGAGATTTGAACTCGGGATAGGAGAATCAGAATCTCCGGTGCTAACCGCTACACTATAAGACCATGGACGCTAGATGTTACAGGTCCTACCGAGATTCGAACTCGGGTTGGAGGATTCAAAGTCCTCAGTGATGACCCGCTACACTATAAGACCGTAAATGAGTGATATAACTATAAATGAGTGATATAACTATAAATGAGTGATATTTAAATAACCTGGTTTTTCCGCATACGAGATTCCGGCGTCGTCTTAATTTATACCATACTAATGTAAATAGCACCCCTGACGAGACTCGAACTCGCAACCTTCGGATTAGAAGTCCGACGCGCTATCCATTGCGCCACAGGGGTTAATCCTAAATTAACCACCACAAGGGGGGCTCGAACCCCCGACCACATACTTTCAATAAAAATAAAAGGCATGCGCTCTACCGACTGAGCTATTGCGGCTTTATAATGATCGAAGAGGGACTTGAACCCTCGACCACCAGCTCATAAGACTGGTGCTCTGACCAACTGAGCTACACGATCATCTGCACCGTGTGGGGTTCGAACCCACGCATCCGGAGATACCACATCTTAAGTGTGGCGCCTTAGACCACTCGGCCAACGGTGCTTCATATTTACTCCTTTTTGTATTTTAAAATTTAATGGTCATGGAGGGGCTTGAACCCTCGACATTCCGCTCATAAGACGGACGCTCTAACCAACTGAGCTACACGACCATTATTGCGCCGTGTGGGGTTCGAACCCACGCATCCGGAGATACCACATCTTAAGTGTGGCGCCTTAGACCACTCGGCCAACGGCGCACATATTCTCACTGACCGGAATCGAACCGGCGACCAATTGATATACTATTGGTATCACACATTTACAGTCAACTGCTCTTCCAACTGAGCTACAGTGAGCTACTCATACATATTAGTAAGGACTAATGCCTTTAAGCGTCTTTGAATATATTACTATATAATTAGTCCCAATATATACACTAAAATACTATATAATATACTACTCATTAATACTCGTTCTCGTCGTACCAATCGTCAATATCACTGTATAGCATCTGACACACTCCGTCTAGGTAAGAATACACTGTCGCTTTTATATTCGTTCGGTTGGCGTCCGTGTTTTCCTCTATCACCTTGTCTATCAACGAGGATAGCTCCTCCTCCACATCATCGTCGTAGTAATCTTTCACTGCCTCCGAGACCATTCGCTCCCCTAAGTTGTTGGAGATGCGCGCCCGTTGCTCTACTTCTGGGGCAAACTCGTCGCGACAATACGGGCACGTGTTGTTCACCCGCGAGTGGCGCGCAAAACACGATGGACACAATACATGTCCACATTTTAGTGTTACACGCCCTTGCATAGATTCCATACATATCGTACACTCATTCGGTTGTTTTTTCTTGGGACGCCACTTTTGCTTCCGCCCACCTGTTCGTGGTGAAGCGGTGCCGATACTGAACGTCCCTGACAACGCACTAAACAGATTGTGTTTGATGTTGTGAGGCTTTACGCGACCCTTCTTACCACTCACAAACAATACAATATATCTTTTCTCCTTTTTATCATATTCCAATATTGTTACCGATTCACCATTTAACTCTGGATTTCTCTCCAGTCCAACTAATTCAACTTTAGATTCTGTCATTGTATTCATTGATTATACCTATATACTATATATCGATTCACGTTCAATTTTATAAAAAAATGGGTTATTACCCTGCCTCTATTTTATTACTTATCAATATAACGGATTATACTCATTCACTCATCGTAATTGATCATATCGACATTAATGCTTTATTGAGCTTTAGTTTGGCTACGTCGTTGTTATATTGTTGCGCGTCTTTGAAGAGCTTCGTCATGCCATTTACATTGTTCTCTTTCAACAGAGTAACCGCGATTATCTCCTTATGCTTTTTGCCTTTTGAATTCGCTACAATATGACTGTTCCATCTGCCATTTTTGACATCGTTGAATATATCCATCGTGGAGTTTACACTACGCGTATATTGCTTCGTCGTGCGGTGCCTTGGATTAATCAACTGCCCTTGTAATAGTTCATACCGTCCCGAACCCCTGCCCCGCGTCCTCCTTAATCTAATCCGCGCCGCCAGCATGCCTGCCGAATCCGGTGACCTCGCTGGAGCGTCCGTGTCGTAATCCATCGTCATCTCCATCTTCAGGATGAGGGTATCCTCCTCTATCCCACGACGTGTGCGTTCGAGCCATCGCCCACCCCAGTTTGGCATCTTGTAGTTTTTGGCGAACCAACGCTGGTAACCGCGTTGATATTCTGCGATAGCTTTCTTGTTGACATCGCTCACTGCATATGATAGAATCTTCCACGCAATTTGCGACGGAAGCCAGTCATTTACCAGCTCATAAACCGATACATTTGACATCGATGACATTGTCGTTTTTGTTGAGTTTGATACTCGAGTTGCTTGTTGTGCTTACCATCTAACCCAACAAAGCCTTTCAATTTTAACTATCACATCGTGAGATGGCTCTATCACAACGAATTCGGAAATAACTGGATTCAGGGGTTTACACTATACCACACACATACAATATGCACCAGAAAAGGCAGGGTGTTAACCCATTTTTCTCTCTATAACTATACAATATACTCATTCATATACACACTCGTAGAGAGATTACCCTATAAACTACCATATTGAGAAACGGGAAATGAGTGGGGAAACCAGATATCGGTTACTATCCGTTAGATATACACACTCTCATTAGAAAAACCCCTATTGGGAGTTTTTCTAATAATTTTTATTTTTTACATATTACACTACAAACTCTATTCCTTGTCTGGCTCCTCATCCCTTATATAGTAAGGTCATAACGCCTGCGTTTGACATAGTCATTCAATATGTCGTGTGCGTCGGTAATCCTAATGAACGCTGACGCACTACCTCCCTTATCGGGGTGGGTCTTGAGAACTAGTTTGCGGAACGCCCTCTTTATCTCGTCATCAGACGCACCCTTGCTAACACCCAGAACTGCGTAGTGTGTCTCTGTTGGAGCACATGGCTTCGCGGGCGCTGAGGGTGTCTTGTAGTGCGGGCGCGGTGGCGGAGGTGCCTCCTCTTGGGCAGGTGGTGGCGGAGGTGCCTCCTCTTGGGTGGGCGGGGGCGGCTCATTCCACCACCCTCGCAGTTCCTCCTCCACGAAATTGCCGACGCTCTGAAACACCGAGAACCGCGACTTTTCGCCGTGTTTGAGCCAGAGGTACTCCACCTTCACCTTCCAGCCGGTCGCCGTATACTTCGTCGCAAACACATAGCCGAGACGGCCCGCGTCCTTCTTCGCATTGGACACCTTGCGCACACGGTCACCCTTGAGCGGGATGTAGGACATTGCTTCACGTGGTTTGCTTGCTTGTTGCTTGCTTGTTTGTTTGTGTGCCTTCCCATACAACCGACCAAACCATTTCAATTTTTTTACTCACCAAAATGACGTCAGTATCTTGTCCCGACGTATCTTGTCCCGACGTATCTTGTCCCGACGTATCTTGTCCCGACGTATCTTGTCCCGACGTATCTTGTCCCGCTTTCGTCACTATG